GAAGAAGCTGATGTCCAATCAGGTCTTGATACAGAAAAACTTCAGAGAGTCGAAGATGTCAGGTGTTCGATTCTTAAACATCTTGAATATATCCCAGCGCAGGAAAGAAATGAAATACAGTTGGACACAAAAACCACTCATTAAGTGGTTAGTATGCTGGCATGGTACACCATACTGGCATTTCTATGACCCAAGAGATTGGGAAGATTATGACATGTATTTGTCATTAAAAAACCATCATCCTTTAAGATTTATATGGTTTACTTTTTTGTGTATTATTGATGAAAAAGTAACTAAACTAAAGGACCGTAATAACTATATTAATAACGATATCCCATTCTAAATATTATGGAACAAACTAATGTAGTTCAGATGCCTGAACAAAAGCCAGAACGTGAACCTTGGGAACGTAATGTTTCTATTCCCACTGAACAAGAGCAATTGTTTGATTTAGAAAGCAGATTAAAAACTGCAATGTATCAAAGAGAACGATCAGACAAAATGAATGAAAACTTAAACAACGAACTCAGTAAAATTGAAGCAAACTGGAAGTTCATAGCCAATAACATTCAACCTTTTTTAACAGAATCAGTTAGTGAAGATCGTGTGTACGAAATTACAGAAGAAAAAGTAGACGATTATATCACTTACAGTAGCAGACTTGTTACTGAAGATAATTTCAGTGACTTTTTCGACACATGCTTAGATGAAACAAGCATTGATATTAAAGAAGTCAAACTTGAAAGAACATAATATGAGTACACAATTAGTATTAGATGAAACAATTAGAACCATAGTTCGTGAAGAACTAAAAAAGTCTGGTTTAACCAATTTCAATGAAGAAATGGATGCTAGAGCAGATGAAAAACTAGAAGCGTTCTTTAACAATTATGATTTAGAAGAACAATTCACAAAAAATTGTGAAGATTGGATCAAAAGAAATCAACCTCAATCAAATAATTTCGTAACATCGGATGAATTCTGCGAAATGTTTGATGACAGACTTAATGATGTAAAACTCTCCAGATAAAGGAACAATATGGTAGTTGATGAAACAGTAAAGAACCTTGATGCACTCAAGGACCGTTATGTACCAGAAGCCAGAGCATCATACAGCCCCGTTAGTCATTACGACTACATGTATGAGCTTCATAACCATCTTCAAACACAAGGTTGTGAGATCTTGAATGAGCGTTATACGCTTATTGCTGACAAGCTTGAAAAGGATGATGAGAACAAAACACCTGGAATGATCATGTTCGCAAAGATTGGTATTGCTTACAAAGATCACCAGAATGAACGATTCACCTATAACTTCGGTGCAATCAACTCACACAACACCAAACACGCTATCAAACTATTTGCTGGTGCGGAGTTTGGACTTTGTTCTAATGGAATGATTTGGGGTGCGGAATACACCACGAATCAACGTCATCAGGGCGCAAACATCATTCAGTCGGTGCGTAGCATGATTGAAAGTGGATACAGCCACGTTCAGCTACAGCACAAGAAAATGGATGATGCAGTAGCCGTTATGGAGAAGATCGGCATTGGACGTGATCGAGCGGCAGAGCTGGTTATGGATGCCATGAAATCCAAAGCGATTGCTCCTTCAGCCATTGAGCCCGTTTGGGATCATTGGGAACAACGGACTCCAGAAGGTGAAAAGTTTCCAGAACGGAATATGTGGAGTCTTTACAATGCATTTACTGAAAAGTTCAAAGATGAACGGATCAATAATGTATACACCAAAAATCGGAAGTTGAATAACTTCATCACCAATACTCCTGAATACATGAAAGAGTATTACAAATGAGTGCATGGCTTGTATGTGACCAAACTTTAAACCATATAGCTCATATCATGGTTAAAGGTTACAGAAACAACGATGCTTTAGCTAACGAACACACACAAAAGTCGATGGCTAATGCTCTAAAACAGATGAATCTAGAAGCATTGTATCAACGATATGATGATGAATATGATGAAGACGAAATGTTTGTATCAGATACATTATATCCTTATGCAACAAGTCCGATACAAACTTTCAAACATATCGAATGTTTTTTATATCAATGCTCTGAAGGAAATGTTCCTGAATGCTCATTGTATAAAAAAGTAGAGAAACTTCAGGATCAGGTTGCCTACAGCATTATAGGTGATCTCCCTGAATACAACCATGCTAAATGGGAATAAATAAAGGAAAAAAATGCTGTTTAAAAAACTTGAAAACGCTGAAGACTTAGAATTCAGACAATGGGCCAGAAAGAATTACAAACCTTTAGATCCCATTAAAGGTGTTTGGCATCCTGTCATTCAAGACGAATGCAAGATGATGAACGAACAATTCTATGAAAAGCAAACCAACTCATGATTGAAGTGATGCTGATCACAGGCATCTCCACCGTGATCGGCATTATCTTTCTCATGCTGAAAGCCGGTATCAGGAGGTGCCTGGAACATGATCTCCTGATTGATCTAGCCGTTACAGCCCTCCTGATCTGGCTATTCAGTGGTTCCACAACTGGTATTGTAACAGGAGCCTTCACAGGCGGTTTATTGTCCCTTGTGTTATTTCTAATCAAAAAGATTATATGAAAATATCGTTACGCAAAGCACACGAAATTCAAAATCGTATTGACGAATTCATCAAACGCATGACTTGTGAAGAGAAAGTAGACATTTTCTACTTCCAATCATTCGATGATGGTATGCAGGAAGTTAGAAGATTGGAAAAAGGTTACTCTAATTTATGTAATCTCAAACTAAAGCTTCTCCAAGTCAAAACCAACATCAGAAAGAATATTGATTCTGTAAACCACAGTTCTGGCATTAGCGATAAACTTGCTGAAATAGCAAAAACAGAACAAGAAAAAGAAATACATCGCAAGATGTCCAGTGTTCGGCCTCGTCAATCAAAACAAATCCTGATTGAAAAGCTAAAACACAAAAAAGAAAATTCAGACCAGGATCGTTATGAAGGTGATGTTTTTCAAGTTTCCATTTTCGATCATGATGATATCAAAATCTGGTCAGACAATTTTCGCCATTGTGAGAGGCGAATTAGAGAACTTCGTGAGGAGGTTCTCGCACTCAATATCAAAAATGATATTGCAGTGAAACGAGATGATGTGGTTGTTTTAGAAACCGCAGACATCTTGTAATCCTCACAGGGATTGGAATGCAACCACAGACCACTCACAGGTCACACTAACTAACAAAACGACAGGACTTAGCTGGGAAAGAAGTGACTACGCTTTGTTCTTTGTTCCCTGCTTAACAGGCAGTTTGTCCCCAGGAGAAGTCCATCTTTGTGTTTTGTTAAAATGAATACCGATGAGGGTTCAAGTTTGTGTTTTGCACTTTGCTCTGCGTTTCAATCCCACTTCCAACATTAAATTAATGTCTTACGACACCTGGAAACTTGCTACTCCAGAAGAGTTTTACAACTTGCCTGACGGTCCTTTAGATATCGTCAACTGCAAACAATGCAGTGATCCCATTGATATTTGGGATAAAGACGAATTTGACGATTATCAATCAAGAGGATTTATTATCTGCGACTATTGCCACGAAATTAACGCTGAAGCTGAAAGTTGCTCTTGACATTGTAAAACCTATTGGAAATACTAGGCTTTTTAAGTTACGTTAATTAACTAAACAGCCATGAATCTAAAGCAAGCATACGATTTTTATCAAGGTGTCAAACTAAGTGAAGTAGCTAAAGACTTAGCTGTTTCCGAAGCATTTGTTAGCCAAGTGTTATCTGGTAAAAGAAGTTCTGCTCAAGTAACAACGGAGTTACGGCAGAGAATTGAAAATCGAATTACAGAACTTAAATCGAACTTATGCTCCCAATCTTGTTAAAACGTGCAGAATGGCACGTAAAAAAGATCTTACGATTTAGTTTAACCAGAGAAATATTGTGTCGTAAACACGAAGAAATGCCTGATGGATATCGCTTCTGGTTCGACCTTTCTCATGGTTCTAATATAATCGTTCACATAAAGCCTAAAGATGAAATTCATTTTTGGTTTAATGGGAAATTCCTGGCAATCCTGCCAATTAAGGATATAAGCGGTATTGATTATTATGACCACCAGAAACTCCGAGCCCATTTCTGTTGAAAAACCTAAAAAATCATCAAAAGATCAATTAGCAGATGCATTTATTGAACTACAAAAACTTTGTTTTATAGATTCATCTGATAACAAAAATACTAAAACTTTTGATTCCAAGTTAGATGGCAAGCAATTTCGCAGTTGATGATCAAAAGGCACGTCTTCAGGGCATAGGTGGCTCTGAAGCAAGTGCCGTGATGGGTGATAACCCTTATTTGAGTGCTTACGAACTAGCCCGAATTAAGACGGGCTTGGATGAACCAGAAGTGGTGGACAACGATTTTGTTCGTTGGGGTAACGATATGGAGTTTTTCTACCTCAAGAAACACAAGATCAGGAAACCAAGCAGGACTTATTTCTATAAGGATGCCAACTATCTTTTCTGCCATTTAGATGGACTGAATGCAAAAGAGGGAATCATTTATGAAATCAAAGCTCCTACATTTCAGAGTCCCAAATATGTAGTTGACGATTGGAGAGATTTACCAAAGCACTATCTTTGGCAGTGTGTTCATAACGGGTTGGTTTGGAACAATGCAACTAACAAAGTTGATCCTCTTAAAACAATCAAATTGGTCATTGTCATTGCTCCCAAACCATTGGTTTATGAAATTCCATTTTATGATTTAGTTCAGGAAATGGGAGTTCAGTATTTTGATCGTGTAAACGCATTTTGGATGGATTGCGTTTACGATAAGTTACCTCCTCCTGAAACGAAACGAGATATGAAACTGGCATATCCGTCCGTAAATGTAGCCGAGTACCCAGAAGCCAGTTCTGAAGACGTAACCAACGTCAAAATCCTCAATGATCTGAAAGGGAAAAAGAAAAAATTGGAAGGCTCAATTGAGCTTTACTCGAACCTTATACGAGGGTCCATCAAAAACTTTAATGGATTAAGCTTAGATGGAGAAATAATTGCCTCAAACAAAGACACTAAATCTGGAAATCGCCTACTCAAAACCTTTGAAATCAAGGAAACCGCCGATGAGTTCTGAACTAGCTATAGCCGAAACCAATGTTGTTGCTCTCCACTCTCCGATGGATCTGCCCAATGAGGCGTTTAAATCGGGTCTACAGCAACGTGAAACCAACCGCCAATCACTTCTTCAATGGGTTGCCCATAACTTAGTGGAAGGAGTGGATTACGGCATTATCCGAAATAAAAAATCACTTTGGAAACCTGGAGCAGAAAAGATCTGCGGAATGCTCGGAATCCAGCGTGAGTATCCGAATATGGAAAGATACCAGGATGCCGCCTCCGAAGGTAAATCTTTGGAAAATATCATCATCAAATGCGTTTTGATGAATGCTCAAGGTATTCATGTATCTGAAGGTCTTGGGGGTCGGACTTTGCGCCAGGATGGCGGTGATCTCAACAAGTGTATCAAGATGGCCGCCAAGTCGAGTTTCATCGACGCCACTCTGAATCTTGTTGGCTTGTCTGAGATTTTTACTTTGGATTTGGAGGATATGTTTCCTGACGAAATCCAGAAAAATGGAAATGACACAAGTCAGGCCCCCTCGAATCCCCCTGAGAAAAAAGCAGAGTCAAAGCCTGCTCCGAAGAAGGTCAAAATCGAAGTTGATCCTACACCAGAGGAAAGGCTGAAAGCTTATATCGGAAGCATCAACGATGAAGAGTTTGTCAAACAAGCCAAACGGATGACCGAAGAAATCAAAGATCTGGATTCATTGAAGAAGCTCTGGCTTCAATTCCGTGATGCCCGTGACAAAGGAGACATCACCGATTCTGAATTCAAACAGATTGATACGATTAAGGATCTGATGAAAGAGATCCTGAAGTAACACACCCACATGCGGAAGTCCAAGTCTGAATCTCCTATGTTCCTCATTCCCAAAAATTTGGATAACGGTTCAGTGATGGTTTTCAACATTTTCCATTACACAGGTTCGCTTATCGCCTGAAGAACTGTGGCTTCCGTATGTACCCATAGATATCGACTTACTTTAACTGAGGAACAAGTGTTTGCTTTGGATGATTTACTAGACAAATTTCTTAACGAAAAAGCCCAAACCGACCCCAAATGGTTTCATGGGATGGACATGGATAATTTAAGTGTTTCCCATGACAAACTAATGGCACTTATCCAACGGAGAATTGACCGAGGTGAAATCTAAATTAAAAGAACTTTTGAAGATGGATTTGAGTGATAGACAACGCAGAATTTTGATCTGCGAACACATCCTTGGAGTCTATGAACCTGAAAAAATATCAACAATAACAGGCATTTCCATCAATCACGTTTATGCAGAACGAAAAGTCATGAGGTCCCAGGTACGTAGTACGTACTTGGTACTTACTGAAGATGATATTAAAACTAAAGATCTTCATGTAGATAATAATGAAACAGTAACTAATGCTCATGAAGATAATAAACCCCAATTAGGTATTAATACCAATGAAGATTATAATAATAACTATCTAGATATATATAATATATACCCCAAGAAGACCGACAAACGAAGAGGTGAGAAACTTTTCAAAGGTCTGGTCAAGAAGGGGTACTCCAAATCGTTCCTTCTCCAGTGCGTTCAAAACTATCTCGAAAGTGGTGGTAACAACCGAGTCCGAGATAGAGATCCTAACTACATCAAATCGATAGCGGTATTCCTGGGTCCAGATCAGCATTTTCTGGAATATTCAGAATCTTCTGAACCCTCACAGCCTCCTCCAGAGCCTTTCATCGATGAGGATAACTCAATCTCTAACCTACTGGTCTGATATGGCTTATTTCCCAAACGGAACCAGTTTCATGGATTGGAGTTCATGGAACTGTGATAGATGCATTCATGCACTAAAGGAAGATTCTTACTGCAAGATCATGGAACTGCATGATGAGTTGAATTACACCTCAGACGATAAAGAAAAAGAATTTTTAAATCTTTTAATCCCAATGGATGAAGAAGGTTTGTTTCCTAAACAATGCACCATGTTTCATGAGGTTAATGAATTTATGCATGAATGGGATGGGATTGGGACTCAATTTAGAAATGAACGACCATGAGTGACTACGATCCTTTTGAAATTGTTCCATCACAGCATCCAGACGATCAGGAAGCGGTGCAACGCAGAGAAATGTTAGAAGCCATAGAGAAAGTCCAAAACTTTCTTGAAGACTCAAATTATGTTCATGCCAAAAGTTTAGTCAATGCACTTGACGAGATTTATCACTATATCCAGGAAGGTGATTATTGAAATGAAATGTCAAACAGTACAACTCACTCCAGAAGATGCACGATGCATGATCTCAATGATCGTGGGAGTTATTCGTGTCGCTAAAATTGACGGGCCACAAAGTAAGAATTTCAACCCTTATTTATACGAAATTAAAGAAATAATAAATGATTGGTCACAAATGAAAGCATCTGCCCAGAAAAACCATCCAGACGATTACGATAGAGTCCATGGGA